CTAGTAAATCCTGCAACTGCTGGTGTTGGTGGAATAGGTGGAGGTGGAGATGGTACTGACGCAACACAAGGTGCTGGTGGGGGAACTGCAGGTACAGCAAATACTGGTGGAGGTGGTGGTTCAGAAAATGGGACTACTTGTGGTAATGCAGGTGGATCAGGTATAGTAATAATAAGGTATAAATATCAAAATTAATTATGGCAAGTACAATTAAAGTAAATAATATTCAAAATCAATGCGGTGCTAACATCGCTAACAAATGTGGAACAACCATTACACTTGGTGCAAGTGGCGATACCATTACTCTTGCATGTGGTGCAAGTCAAACAGGATTCGGTAGAACAGGAACAGTAGACTGGGATACTACAGCTAAAACGGCATCATTCACAGCAGTGAGTGGAACAGGATATTTTGTTAATACGACAAGTGGAGCTATTACAGTTACATTGCCAGCAGGATCCGCTGGAGATATAGTTTCTTTAGCTGACTACGCAGCTACTTGGCAAACAAATGCAGTTACAGTTACACCTAATGGTACAGATAAAATTGGTGGAGTTAATAATTCTGTAACTTTAAATACAGAAGGTCAATCAGTTACTTTTATATATTCAGATTCTACACAAGGTTGGATTAATACAATGGATTCTACATCTAATGAAAGAGCTAGTGCTTTTATAAATGCAACAGGTGGAACTATCACTACTTGTGGTAATTGTAAAATTCATACATTTACAGGACCAGGCACTTTTTGTGTATCTAGTTTAGCTCTTTGTTCAGCAAATAATGAAGTTTCATATATGGTTGTCGCTGGAGGAGGTGGAGCTGGAGCGGAAAGAGGAGGAGGTGGTGGAGCTGGAGGATTTAGAGAAGATAAATCTCCTGTTACTCCATATACAGCAAGTCCTTTAGATGGTGCAGGTCCAATAACAGTAACAGCTACAGGTTATCCAATAACAGTTGGTGGAGGTGGTGCTACTCCAGGTGTTGCAGGAGCAAATTCAGTTTTTTCAACAATAACATCTGCAGGTGGTGCTGGTGGTGGATATTATGGAAATGGCGGAAATGGTGGTTCAGGTGGTGGTGGATCAAATGATACTAATGTAGGAGGATCAGGTAATACTCCCCCTGTTAGTCCGCCACAAGGAAATGATGGTGGTGATTCAACAACAGGTGGTGGTGCAGCAGGTGCTGGTGGTGGCGGTGGTGCTACAGCAGCAGGTAGTAATGGAAATTCATCTGTTGGTGGTAATGGTGGAAATGGTGCAACAACAAGTATTTCAGCAACTCCAACAGCTTATGCTGGTGGCGGTGGTGGAGGTGTAGATGCATGTGGATCATCTGCTGGAACTGGTGGAACTGGTGGTGGAGGTCCTGGAGGTAAAACACCAACTGTTGGAACACCAGGAACCGCTAATACAGGCGGCGGCGGTGGAGGTACAGGATATAATGGTACTGCAAGTGGCACAGGCGGTAGCGGAATTGTTATAATAAGGTATAAATATCAATAGGTAAATTATGAGTGAAGTAAAAGTAAATAAAATTAGTCCAAGAACAAATTGTGGTACAACACAATTAGGGGATGCTGGAGATACAATCACTGTTACAGGTGATCTAAAATCGAATTCATTAAAATCAGCATCAGGTTCTACAATTACATTAGGACAATCAGGTGACACAATCCAATTAGGTTGTGGTGCAACACAAACAGGTTTTGGTCGTACAGGTACAGTGGATTGGGATACGACTGCAAAGACAGCTTCATTCACAGCGGTTTCAGGGAATGGTTATTTTGTAAATACGGCTTCAGGAGCGATTACAGTTACTATGCCAGCCTCACCATCAGCTGGAGATATTGTTGCCTTATCTGATTATGCAGGAACTTGGGGAACCAATAATGTAAATCTTTCTTCAGCAAATTATAATGGTGCAACTGGAACTCCAGCTTTAGATACACCTAATCAAACAGTATTTTTAGTTTATGTAGATGGTACAAAAGGTTGGATTACTACAAATGAAAGTACAACAAGAGTATCTGGTTTTCAAGGAATAGTAGCTACAGGGGGTACAATTCTTACATGTGGTAATTATAAAACACATGTCTTTACAGGACCAGGAACTTTTTGTGTTTCATGTGCAGGACCAGGAACTGTAGAATATTTAGTAGTAGCTGGTGGTGGAGGTGGAAATTCAGATTGGTCTGGTGGTTCAGGAGCTGGAGGTTGGAGATCTTATACTTCTTTACCAGCAGCACACCCTTTAAATGCTCCAGCAGCTTTACCAGTTACAGCGACAGCTTACCCAATAACAGTTGGAGCTGGTGCAAGTGGTGGAACAGGACCCAATGGTTTAGCTCCTGCTAATGGATCTCCTTCTACATTTTCTACAATTACATCAACAGGTGGTGGAAGAGCAGGACAAGAAAATGCTGGTACAGGAGGTATACCAGGAGGTTCAGGTGGTGGAAATTATTATGCTTCCCTAACTGTTGGAGCAGGAAATACACCCCCTGTTAGTCCGCCTCAAGGAGAACCAGGTGGAGGTGACCCAAGACCACCACTTTCTTATGGTGGCGGTGGTGGAGCTGCTCAAGCAGGTCAAGTAGGGTCTATTCCACAAGCTGCTGGAGCAGGAGGTAATGGTGCTTATGTTCCAGATGCTTTTTTTGGTCCAACAGCTCCAAGTTATGGACAAAGTCCAGCACCTTTAGCACCTAACGGAAGATATTTTGCTGGTGGGTCAAGTAGTATGGGTGCATGTGCATGTGGTACACAGCAGTGTGGAGGTGCAGGTGGAGGTGGAAAAGGTGGTGTAGGAACTAATTGTGGTAATGCTACTGCAACTGCTGGAGCAGTAAATACTGGTGGTGGCGGTGGATCTGGTGGAGGAAATGAACAGCCTAATCCAGGTAAAGCTGGAGGATCAGGAATTGTTGCTATAAGATATAGATATCAATAATGGTTTTATTTGAAGTTCCTTTATTTATAGAGAAACTTAATTTAGATAATAAATTAATTTTAAATATTTGTAAAAATATACACAAAAAAGATAAAGGTGTAGTCAAAAGTAATCTAGGCGGTTGGCATTCTTCTTCAATAAAGAAAGAAGATTTTGATGTATTGTTCGATATAATACTTACAAAAGCTAATTTATTTTGTAAAAAATTTAATAAAAAAACACCTATATATTTTACGGATGCTTGGATAAATATTAATAATTATAAGGATTCAAATCAATTACATTTTCATCCTCATTCTTTTTTATCAGGAGTATATTATATTGAAGTACCTATAAATTCAGGAAATATAGTATTTGAAAACCCTGGACAAGATGTTATGTGTAGCAATTGGGATATAAATGATATTGAAAATTTTAATTCACTAAATTCACCTTATTATAAGGTAGTACCAGAAACAGGTAATTTACTATTATTTCCTTCTTGGTTAAAACATTCAGTAGAATCCAATATGACAAATAAAGAAAGAGTATCAATTTCTTTTAATTTGAGCTAAAAATATGGTATTTACAGTCAAATAAAAATAATATATAAGGAGAAACATTATGGCACATTTTGCAAAACTAGGAGCAAACGGAAAAGTTATTCAAGTATTAACACTTGATAATGACAATATGTTAAATGCTGACGGAGTGGAAGACGAAGCAGTAGGTCAACAATATTTAGAACAACACAATAATTGGCCTGCACAAATGTGGATTCAAACTTCATACAATACAGTAGGTGGACAACATAGAAACGGTGGAACTGCATTTAGAGGAAACTATGCAGGTATTGGTTATACTTGGGATGAAGATGATCAAATCTTCTGGCCAAAAAAACCTTACGCTTCATGGGTAAAAAATATTTCAGAAGCAAGATGGCAATCTCCAATCGGAGATGCACCTGCTTTAACTCAAGAACAACAAGATCAAAATACAGCTAATACTCATAGATGGCAGTATGTTTGGAATGAAGAAACTCAAGCCTGGGATTTGACAAACGGTTTAGCATAATATATATCTGGTGGTGGTATGCAAAAGAAAGTTTTAACAGAGCAAGCTTTATACTTCGGTGATGTTTCAATGCCTAAAGGTTTTGAGATAGATCGAGATAAATTATCAGGCGATATTTTACAATCTACATTTACTGATTCAGAGTTTCCATTTTCAAGAACATGGGACATGTTGAATACGTATATGCGTGAGCATATAAATTTAGAATATGGTTTCCAACTTGTGAATAAAAGAACTTGGGGTGATATGTACAAACCAAATCAACAGACAGAACCATTACTTAATATTGATCCTGTAGATTTAAGAAACTCACCAGATTACACTTTACTATATGGTGTTAAAACTAATAACTGTTTTGTCAGAATTTTCTATGATGATAATAGAAGAAAAGGAAGAAGTTGGGATATAGAATTAAAAGATAATATGTTTATTATGTTTCCATCAACAAATATGTATTATTTAAACAACAGACAGAAAGATAGTTTGAATTTTGTTCAAACAATAACTTATGAATATATCTAATTATTATTGGTATTTTACATCAGCTATACCACCAAAACTATGTGATGACATAATTAAATATGGTTTATCACAAGCAGAAACTATGGCGAGAACTGGTGGATATGGAGATAGAGAACTTACTAAAGAAGAAATAAAAGATATGAAAAGAAAAAGAAATTCAGATTTAGTATGGCTCAATGATCCATGGATATATAGAGAATTGCATCCATACATTCACCAAGCAAATAGAGCCGCAGGTTGGAATTTTGAATGGGATAGATCAGAGTCTTGTCAATTTACAAAATATAAATTAAACCAGTATTATGACTGGCATTGTGATGGTTGGGATAAACCATATGAAAAACAAGGTCCTGAACATGGTAAAATTAGAAAGCTTTCGATGACTTGTCAATTAACCGATGGGTCCGAATATGAAGGGGGTGAATTAGAGTTTGATTTTAGAAACTATGAACCCCATATGAGAGAAGAAGCTAAACATTTAAGGCAAGCAAAAGAAATACTTCCGAAAGGATCTATTATTGTGTTTCCTTCATTTGTATGGCATAGAGTTAAACCTGTAACGAAAGGAGTGCGATATTCATTGGTCATGTGGAATCTTGGATATCCGTTTAAATAATGCAAATAACAGAATATTTTAAAACACCAATATGGATTGAAGACAAACCAGAGTTTGTTAAATCCTTAAACAAAGCATCTAATCAATATATTAAAGATGCTAAAAAAAGAGAAAAAGAATTTATTAAAAAGCATGGTGACTTTGGAAGAAGTTATCATTCAACACCACTTACGATGGATAATAACTTTTTAGATTTTAGAAACTATGTAGGTCAAAAGTCTTGGGAGTTTTTAGATTGGTGTGGTTTTGATATGCAGCAATATACAACTATGTTTAGTGAGTTATGGGTACAAGAGTTTG